ATAGAGTTGGTGTGAGACAATGCTGCTGTTGGCACTCCAAGAAGAAGCGCAGACGCTGCAGCCAGCGCCTTTTGCGTATTGGTGGACATAAAAATACAGTGAGTTGGTGGTTTGAGATTCTCTAGAACCTACAAATCACAACTCACTGTGGTGGTGGAGTTGTTTTCAACTCAATGGTTGAAACTATTTATCCTTTTTTCCAAGCTTCACCTTCTGCTTTTCTTCTGCGAGCAAGTCCTGCTTCTACATTTGAACCAGGATTACGATAAAGATAGAGAGCATCAGGAACTAAATCCCACTCCTTATTCTTCAGGCGTTTAGTAATAGTATTAAAGTTAGCACCGTTGTAAAAACCGGCACCAAGATTATAAGCAAAGCTGAGCAGAGCTCCTCTTTTTCCATCTGACATTTCACTCCAAAAGGGAATTTTTCTTAAAGCAGGTAAAAACTCATTCTTGCACTGTTCAATGAGAAGTGCATCTGCTTCTGCCTGTGTGAGAGTATCACCAAGTTTAAATGCTGATCCATCCTTCTTGCGGGTAGAGCCCCAACCAATTGTGATTGGAAGTCCACCAGTCAAAGGGTCAGGATATGCCTTTAGATGGCATCCTTCAAACTCTTTTATCAACTTGATGCCCATTTGTGGGACATCATCACCACCTGTTACAGGAGCTGCAGCAGCGGCAGGGGCTGATGCAGCACTAGTCTTTTTTCCTCTAAAAATCTCCGCCCAATCAACATTATCTTCTAGATACTTGACTGGTAGGTTATCTTCTAACCATTGAACTGCTTTAACGTGATTTGGATTTCTTTCATCATAGAACTGAAAGAAATTGTGTAGATCAACTCTTGCCATGTGGTCCTCCGAAATACTTTTGATACAATTGATTTGCTTCCACGTGCTTACCGTGATTTGTAAGATCCTTAATGACCTTAAGCATCTTTCTCTTAAAATTAGTCGAAGATTCTTCCCCAGCCATCATTGCCTCCTGGACACCAGCGGTGCTTAAGCATTGCCTTGGTATAAATGGTCTTCTTACCATTTGTTACTGGACCAGTGTAATTATCATTACATGAACCATATGGATCATTGCAATAGTAACCTTTACCATCTGGAGTCTTACCGATGACTACAACCATGTGCCCACCAGTAGGAGAAGATAAAGAACCACGATGCAAGATACCAATAACAACAGGTTTCCCAGCATCAAGACTCTTATCAATGTCAGCAAAAGAAAGATTGTAACTAAAGTGTGACTTAACTCCATAACCTGCCAGAACTTTTGTCTGTACCGAATGGTCAGTCGTGTCGCCAATCGCAAATACTTTCTTAACATATTCGTCGTCACCCTTAATCGATCCTGGCTTAAGGAAAGCAAGGCACATTGCACACGATGAACTGTTACAAGTTCTATGTGCATCTCTGTAGTTGTCTACTTGATTGAAATAAGGAACTGCTAAAACCTCTGGAGTTGGTGGTTTTGTTCTGAAAATACCAATCCAGTCAGTTTCTGCATCATCTAAAAACTGAGCAGGTAGGTTATCTTCTAACCATTGAACTGCTGCTACGTGATTTGAATTTTTTTCGTCGTAAAACTTAAAAAAGTTATGAAGATCTAATGTCATCTTCCTCTCCTATGAATTCTAATGAGAAAATATCATGCTCTGGAATATCTGGATTCAACCATTCACTAAACTCAGATTGAATCGCATGGGCATCTTCAATATTTTTTTCTTCACATAGGAAATGTATACGATCAATTGCCCAATCATGTGATTGTTTCAGAGTCTTTTCCAAAGTTTCCATAATCTTTTCGCATGTAGCGTCCTAGGATATTACTATTGTAATACGCTGGACTCCCATCGTCAAGAGACTCGATCAACACATTATTTAGGAAGAGCTGTTTTGTTTCTTCGTAGTTGCACTGTCCTTTGGTTTTATGGAGGCTAAGTATTGTTCTGTCGCAGGATGCTTTTCCCCAAATGTTAATATCGGATTTGAGTTCAGGACAGGAGCCGTAATATGCTTTCCAATCGGACTCTGACTTAACTTTTCTAGATTTTCCTCTTGGTGTGCGGAAAGACCAGAAATACTTTCTACCAATATAACTACGACCAGTTTTATTGCAGTGAATATGATAAACAAAACCAAAATTATCTTGAATATCAGAAGACTCAAATATTTCCCCATTGAATCTCCAAGGGTTTTCATAACTCATATTAAAGGTCTTTATGAGATATTATTTATCTTCAACCCTAGCAAAGCGATTCTAGCAATAAAAAAGGGGGTTTGTCAACCCCCAAGTGTTATGTTAAACTTTTATCAACCAGAATAATCACCTTTATTCATTCTACCTTGTCTTTCAACTTGCCCAACACTCATACCAGTTTTTAGTTTTGCCTTTCCGCAATATCACGAATGACTTCTGCATCCATTTCCATCATTACATAGAGTGCTTCATCTACGGTCTCTACGTGCCCGTTGTCGATGAGATACTCAAGGACTAAATCAAAAGCATCATACTCATAGGACTGGTTTAGCATCTTCTCTCTAGCGGTCTGTCTGGGCGCTACAGGGGTTGGTTTAGGGGTTGCAGCAAGGGCAGCGGTCTGCTTAACTTCAGGTGCTTTAAATGCTGATGCACCTGGAGTTGGTGATGAAAATGCTTTAGCACCAGCAGATTGACCTGCTGATTGAATTTTAGCAGTGGTGCCCGCAGCCTTTGCTGCCTGAAGTGCTTTTTCTGGAGAAGCACCAGATGCTCTTGCTGCTTGTGCTGCCTTTAATTCGGCAGAGGTTGGAGTTCTTCTTTCGAATGAAGTTTTGCCCAACATTCCGGTTGCAGGTTTTGCAGGTGCTGCAGGTCTAGTGGGGGCAACTTTAGCTACATTAGTAGGAGCAGCACTACCACCACGAGCAGTATAACGTGCCTTCTCAGCACCTGTAAAGGCACCTGCAGTGAATTTACCAGTAGACTTATCTAACTTACCCTCTACCCCACCTTTCTTTGCCAAGACTACTGAAGAAGGATCTGGTTTAGCAGTTGCAGGAGTAGCGGATCTAGCAGGAGTAGCAGGTGTTGCTGCTCTAGCGGGGGTAGCAGGAGTAGCGGGTTTACCACCAGCGGGTTGCATTCCCTTTGTGAAAAATTTAGTTGCTGCTGCTTGTGTAGTCTTAGTATCAGATACTATTTTATCAAAAGCACCCTCCATTCCCTTTCTTGGTTGTTGTGCTGGTTTTTGTCCGGTAAAAACTGGAGATGGGGTACTTTTAATAGCAGAAAATACATCCATTTTTTCATCAATTTGCTCAACTTCTTCTGAAAGATTTTCTTGTTGAGGAGCACACATCGATGTATATACTTCCATCAATTTACGTGCTTCACTGGTTGAAAGTTCCGACATTTTTTTCTTTTATTTCTTTTATAATTTTATTTATAAAAAAAGAGGGTCCCGAAGACCCTCATTTCACATCATCACTACATTTACCCAACCATTCTTTTGAGTAATCATAATCACCAAACAAGTATTCATCACATTCTGCTGCTTCTTGATATGCGTTCAGGATTGCTTGCTCGCACCATTCATCATAGTTGGAATCCTGAGAAAGTATCTTTGGTAACATCCTGTTTGATTCCTCCAACAATGTAAGACTCGACCTCTGTTTCCTGTGGTGCCACTTGAAGACCCTTAGAGGAAATCCAATGCTCAGTCCAAGGAAGTGGATTATTCTTCGCAGAAATATCATAAAGTGGTTTGAGACCAATTGCTTTCATTCTACGGTTTGCGATCCATTCAACATACTGCTGAAGAAGTTTATCATTTAAACCAATCATAGAACCATCCTTGAACAGATACTCTGCCCAAAGTTTTTCTTGATTGACAGCATTCTCAAAGGTCTTGTAGAACCATTGCTCTTCTTCTTTGGAGATACGTGCCATCTCAGGGTCATCACCCTCTTTCCATTTGTTCAGAATATTCTGAGTGATAACCAAATGTTGGTTCTCATCACGGGCAATCAGTGAGATGATTTTTGCACTTCCTTCCATAAGTTTGAGTTCGCCAAATGCAAAACTACAAGCGAAACTGACATAAAAGCGAATACCTTCAAGAATATTAACGTTTGCAACTGCTCTAAACAGTTTTCTTTTGAGTTCATACCTTGCTTCTCGTGCGTATGGGACTTGTTCTAACGCATGAATCCACTCACTAGAATTATCATATTGATGAGCACTGTTGATGAAATCGTTGTATGCCTGAGTCACACTCACGGCACGTTCCATAATACGATCCTCTTTCAGAATCGTATCAAAAACTTCAGATGGGTCTGAATAAACATTCTTGATGATATAAGTGTATGAACGGGAATGAATCATTTCCATAAACTCCCATACCTTCATACACGCTTCTAATTCAGGTAGTGAACAGTATGGAGCAAATGCCATACCAGGACCACGACCCTGAACTGAGTCCAGCATCACCTGATATTTCAGGTTACTGGTAAAAATATGCTTCTGCTCTGGACGAAGCGTTTGATAGTCTGCCCTATCTTTTTGCAGAGAAACCTCTTCAGGTCTCCAAAAGTATCCTAATTGTTGAGTTGTTAGTTTGTCGAAGATTGGGTATTTGTAAGAATCATATCTTTGTATTCCTAGTGGTTGACCAAAAAACATTGGCTGTTTTCTAGTGTCTACTTCTTGAGAATTAAAAACGGTCATTGATTCGACCATTGATTTTTCCTCTGAATTTTTCTTAAAACTAAAAACCATACTTCCCTCAACAAATTAACTTTAACTCACACTCTAATATTTAACTGAATCAGATTTTGCAACTTTCGCAGTCTTCTTCACCATTATTCATAATGTCGTCCAAAATTGATTCAAGTTTTTGTTTCTTTTCTTCGACCACTTCATCAGACTTATTATCATAAGTATTTTGATAATAACTTGTCTTCCAACCCAATTTATAGGTCATTAGAAGATCCTGTGCCATTACTGAAGTAGGAACCTCATTATCTGGGTAATTTTCTGGATTATAGGACCAATTTCCAGAAATCGCTTGATCAAAGAACTTTTGCATAACAGCAACAATATGAATATAACCGCGATTGCTAGGCATATCCCACAGAAGCGTATAATTATTCTTAAGTGTTTGATACTGGGGAACAATTTGCTTAAGTGGACCCTTCTTTGACTTTTTAACGGACAAGTATCCGCGAGGTGGTTCGATTCCATTTGTTGCGTTTGACACAACGGAACTGCTCTCCGATGGCATCTGTGCGGACAATGTTGAGTTCCGTACACCATACTGGATTACCTGCTGCCTAAGACTTTCCCAATCATACTTCAATTCATTAGGTACAATTTCATCAACATCCTTCTTGTAAGTATCTATGGGAAGAATACCTTGCCCATACTTAGTTCGGTGTGAATATTCACAAGCACCTTTTTCTTTTGCAAGATCAACAGTTGCCTGAATCAGATAATACTGGAATGCCTCAGTCAAATCGTGGACCAGTTTCCAGGCACCAGGATCATCATAATGCTCACCGTGCTTGGCGAGATAGTGAGCAAGACCAATGAAACCTACCCCAAGTGAACGACGTGCTCTGGTGGCGATTTCTGCTGCTTTAACGGGGTATCCTTGAAAATCAATAAGTTCATCGAGACTCCTAACAGCAAGATCACAAAGAACTTCAAGATCCTCAAGATCCCTGATTTTGCCAATATTAATAGCAGAAAGGATGCAAAGAGCAATTTCACCATCAGGATCATCAATATGCTGAATAGGTTTGGTAGGCAGAGTAATTTCTTGACACAGATTGCTCATCTCAACTTTATCCATAAAGGAAGAGTGAGAGTTACAATGGTCAATGTTCATAATATACAAACGACCAGTTTCAGCACGTTCTTTCAGGAGGTCCAAAAAGAGTTCTTGACCGCCGATAGTTTTTCTTGGAACAGACTGATCTCGTTCATAACGAACATACAACTCGTCAAATCCATCAGTGCCAAAAGCATCATACAGACCAGGAACGGAGTGGGGAGAGAAGAGAGAAATCTCTTCGTTGCGGATGAATCGTTCATAGAAGAGTTTGGAGATTTGGATACTATAGTCTAACTTACGAACACGATTATCTTCGGTTCCTTTATTATTTTTTAGTACTAGAATATCTTCTATTTCTTGGTGCCAGATGGGGAAGTGGACAGTTGCTGATCCACCTCTGATTTTAGCGTTGATGCCCCTGATGCGACCTGCGTTGATACCGATTCCCGCCCTTTGTGCAACATATTTGCCGATAGCCATATCAGAACTAAAGATGCTATCGAGGGTGTCATCAACATCAACAAGAACACAGCTAGCATATTGTCGAAGTGGAGTTCTAACCCCTGCCATGATAGGTGTGGGAATGTTGATTTTGTGTTTGGAGATTGCATCGTAGTACTTCCTAACGTAGTCTAAACGTGTTTCTTTAGGATACTTGGAAAAAATAGTTGCCGCAATCAAAAGGTACATAAACTGTGGTGTTTCATAAAGTTCGTTAGAACTTCTGTCCTGCACGAGGTACTTATCAACGACTTGACGTAGACCTGCATAAGTAAACAGATAGTCACGACTATGATCAATGAATGACTGAAGTTTATCAAACTCTTCATCGGTATACAGGTCAAGGATTTCTGAGTCATAGACACCTCTACCAACGGCACGAAGGACGTGCTGCTTAACCGTAGGGCATTCGTGCATACGCCCAAACAACTGCTTGCGGAGAGCAAACAGAAGCAGACGAGCGGCGACGAATTGATAGTTGGGGTGATCCAAATCGATCAGGTCAGAAGCAGAACGAATCAGAATTTCCTGAATCTCTGCGGTAGTGATACCATCATAAAATTGGATGCCTGACTGCATCTCTACCTGAGATGCTGATACACCTGCTAGGTCTTTGCAGGCTTCTTCCACCATAACGTGGAGTTTATTTAGATCAAGGGGTTCAGTTTTACCATTTCTCTTAACGACTTTCGTTCCGTTGCTCATACCTTCTTCCAATTGTTAAACTTAATTTTTGCTTCTAAACCTGTGTATGTATTTGATTTTAACACATCCATAACATTAAGTCCAGCTAAAACCATATCATTAATATCTTTTTGCTGGATACTTGTTGGCCAAATAATTACCTTGTCTCCTCTGTTGATGGTTTTTGATATTCGGTTGACGATTTCTCGATTACGTGGTTCGTTATCAAAAACGTAAATATAATCGCTCCAATTAAACGACCCAATATCAACGTCGGACCCACACATAGCAACAGCATTTTTGATAAACGTGGAGTCAAAGGGTCCTTCAACAATGTAAATGGGTTCCGAAGAATCCACTTGGTCCAGTCCATAAAGTTTGGGCGCTTCATCAGAGAGCATCACAGTAATGTATTTAACAGGGTTAGGTCCCAGTGCTCTTCCCTGAAAACCTATTAAGTTGGAGTCTGTATCATACATTGGTATAATAATGCGACTCTCATCCCTACCGATAGTGTCAAAAGTAACCTTTTGAGTGTTTGTCCACTGCTTAAATTTGTCAGCAAAATAAAACTTTTCTGGATTCAATTTCCTCCTTTCCAGATACTCTCTGGCAATGGGAATCTCTGATGCTTTGGGTAAATCCAGTTTCTTTTTAAAGACTGGTTTCGCAAACTCAAACTTGGGTTCCTCAACCACAAAGTTTCTACCAGTGTGCCCTTCCTTAAACTTTTCCAGAGTATATTGCTTATGAAGAGTAGGATCTAACTCTTTGAGAAAGTTATTGAAAGATAAACTTGCTCCGCAGTTATGACACTTAAAGTTTGTATTGTTCTTAACTGGATATAAGTATCCTCTTGATTTATTCTTGTTTCTTTGAGAGTCCCCACATATAGGGCAGCGGAAGTTGTAGAGATCTGCCTTGACTCTCTTAAACTTTTGTAGTCGTGACGAAACGAGTCCAATGTACTTGGAGTCAATCAAATCCATTATAAAGGTGCTTTACTTCGCTCTTTCTATTGTAGCAGGGGTAGAAGCAGGAGTCAATAAAGAAGTTGCGGTGGGAATGACTCCGATTAGAAAAGCAACAATTGCGATTGCTCCTACTG